TGCAAAAGATGGATTTATAATTGATGATGAAGATATTTTGGAAATTGATGATGAATCGTATAGTGAAGAAGAATGTGATGATGATGAAGATGATGATTCATATGAAGAAAATGAAATTGTAAATGTTAAGAAGTATAATACTCGTTTAGCAGCAAATACAAATACTATATTCACATCAATAGAAGAACAGGTATAAAAATTGACTGAATATTTGTAGGATATAAAATAAGTAAAATAAAAAAAATTAATGAAAGTAGCATGTGGAGTAATGTATGATAAAACAGGAAACATATTAATGGGGCTAAGAAGTGGTAATGGACCAAATCCTTGGTTTTGGGAATTTCCTGGAGGAAAAGTAGAAAGTAACGAAACAGTAGAACAGTGTTTACGTCGTGAATGGAAAGAGGAATTGAACCTTAATATAAAAATAGATAGATTAATTGGAAAATCAATATATGGTTTTGTAGAATGCTTCTTTTATATAGGAAAAATTAAAGATATTAAAAATTTAAAAATAAATGTGCACGAATATGTAGGGTTTTATCAACCGAAGGATCTTTTGAAGTTAAGATTGTTTGAAGGTGATGATAAAATTGTGAAAAAATTATTATAAAAAATTGATTAAACATATTTTTTTTATAATAAACATAAAATATGAGAAAAATAGAAAACGGTGACGAGTTCAGAGAAAAGGTTTGTGTTAGATTACACGAGTCTATTAAAAATAAAAAAATATCAAATGATTTAGAAAAGGGAATATACGACTTTGCATGTAAAGAGGCAAATATGTTGAAGATAATTATTAAGTGGGATAATCAGTTGTTTTCAGAATTGTATATTGCCAGATTAAGAAGTGTGTATTTGAATTTAAAAAATGAAGCCTTATTGAAGGATTTAAAAAAAAAGGAATTTACACCTGAAGTGTTGGCTTTTATGACACATCAAGAAATGAACCCGGAACATTGGAAGGAATACATTGACAAAAAGAAGAAAAGAGACGCAAATAGATACTCAAATAATATGCAAGCATCTACTGATATATTTACTTGTAGAAAGTGTAAGTCAAAAAGATGCACTTATTATGAGTTACAGACAAGAAGTGCTGATGAGCCAGCAACTATTTTTGTGACATGTTTAGATTGTGGAAAGAATTGGAAATTTTCATAATATGGATATTTTAATTGTATTATCTGTTTTTTCATAAAACACATAATTTGCATAAAATTGAATAAAAAAACCGTTAATTATGAAAAGTAGTGTAAAATATCTAATATAATAACGAATTTGAAAATGAGTTCTTTAAATGAAAACAACGTCGTTCAATGTCAGAAAGTGATAAGAGGGTTCTTGTCACGTAAAAACAATCTGTATTTGAAATTAAAGAAAACAAAGGATAGATTTGTCAAAACAGTTCATGGTTACCATTTGATAAACAAAAACGCAATAAAAGAGGCTGTATGGGAGGAAATAAATTGTGATGTTGTAGAAAAAGTGTGTAAAGTTTCAGATGAAGCTAATGGTAATCATCTATCAGGAAAAGATAATAAATTTGATAATTTTAATATTTCTAACAAAACAGCAAAAACAGATGGTGATAGTATTAGTATATCTTCTTATCGTTTGACCAGTGTATGTAGTAATAAATCTACAGGAGAAGCGGAAGATATAATAAAAGAAATAGAAAGGCGGGATGGTTCTTTTGATTATTATTCAATATTGGTAAGAAATGAAATCAATAATAAAATAGTGTATGACTGGTATATGATACCCAAAGATTATTATTTATTTAAGGTGAAGAGATTAGTTCCATTATTAGGAAAAAAAGGTAAAAAAAAGGATGAAATGGTTGGTTGGAAATCAGATTATTGTGATATTACATTTTCCATGTCTTCACAATTATGGTATAAGTTTAACATTAAAGATATTGTGCAGTTCAAAATTTGCTCAACAGAAGTGGACAATAAAAAATCAAAAATAAATTATGCTCATATCTTTGATTCATTCAACAATCAAGTCGCATAATCTTTTGTTACATAGATTTACATATTCATTGTTAATTTCGTAACCTATAAAATTAATATTTTCTTTTTTTGCAGCAACACACTCACTTCCTGAACCAGCAAAGGGAACAATTAATAGTGTATTATCACCATTCTTAGATGCTTTAATTAATTTTTCACATAAGGCTAATGGTTTTTGTGTTGGATGGTCAACTCTTTCTTTTTTACCAGCTCCACCAGCAAGAGCAGATATTTTAATCACATCTCTTGGGAGAGCACCATTTTCATGTGCATTATATGTAGTTTCAGTTTCTCCATTACTAAATCTTCCTTTAGTAGATTTTCTAACCTTTCCAGCGGCATTTTTCAAAAATGTGTCAGTATAAGGTTCTCTAACATCATCACGATTAAAATGGGGTTTTCCTTTACTACAACACAATATACTTTCGTGAGTTCTTTGCCAATGATTAAGTGACGGAGTAACCTTGTTTGTATAATGCCAAATAATCCATCTTACATTTATTTTTATTCTAACACGTATAAATGCTAATATTTCACTAAATCCGTAAATATAAAGTGTTCCAGTGGGTTTTAAAATGCGTATACATTCTTCAATCCAATCGTCGCACCAAAGAAGGTATTTATCCATGTCCTGTTTATCAGTATTATTTCCGAAATCCTTTCCAATATTATAAGGTGGGTCACATATAACAATATCTGCACTATCAGATTGTAATTTTTTCATATTTTCAATACAATCACCATGAATAATTTGTTGTGTCTTTATATTTGCTTGTTCCATGGGAATAATTTGTTTTTGTTGCTTGGTTTGTAAAGAATTATTTGATATCAATTTTTCATCCTGTTGCATATAATAATATCAACGTTTTACTTTTAATTCTTTTATTAGAAAGGAATTAAAAAAATAAATTGTAATTTTGATTACTATTTAAACGAGTATTTCTAAATCTTGTAATTTCCAATATTCACAGGCTCCATTAGGCAAAGGTCTTTTAATAATAAAGGGTGTTTTTTTTTCATTAAATTCTTGCAAAGCAATCAAATATCCATCAATAACAGAAGGGTCAACATTAATTAGAGGATTTGCACCTGCATTAATTTGTCTTGCTCTTTCTCCAATAATACGTGCTTTTTCGTATTTTGTAATAAACGGTAGTGTTTTATGTAAGGGGTCTACAATTTCTCCATTACTATTTTTTGTGACCTTAGAAAGGGTTTCTACTTCATCATTGTTGTGAAATATAAGTTCTGGATAATAATTGTCTTTAATAGATTTTTCAACACTATCATCAAATTTTTGTAAATAATTTTCATCTTCACTATCATCATCGTCGTCATCAGAAAGCTCAAATTGCTTGATAACATCATCTTTGGGTGACAAAGGTTTTATAACATTTTCATTTTCTTCATCCGTTAAATTTCCTATGGAATCTATTTCGTCATCAAGTTCATCATTTTCGGGTTCTTGTAAATCATCTAATTCATCTTCATTGTCAACATCATCATCAATGTCAACATCATCACCAATCGTTAGATTTTTACTTTTTATAGAATTTTCTTTTGGAACTTCTTCGTTCTCACTTTCATAATCGCTTTCTTCATTGTAATCTTCGTCGGTATCCATTATAATTTATATACTTATTATTTCTAAATAGTTGCAATAAAAAATATAATCAATTTTTTATTTAAATTTTATCATTAGTTTTCCAAGTAAAATTACATTGGTCACAAATATAAACATATTTCATATTTGCATCGTCATATCTTAAATAAATAACTTCTGGGTAATGATAATCTTTACTGTCTACAAGATTAGATTTACATTCTACATTTGGACATTTAATGTTATTCATTCTTGGTAGAGTAGGATCTACTTTTGTATATTCGTTGATGACATGATTAAATTGAGAATTGTTCTTGTTTGAATGTGTATTGATAATACAGGACCCTTCTGTAATTATGGTGTTATCTACGTGTTTACAGTTTCTACAATAATAAATGAGCTCATTTATATTATTTTCATTGACTCCGAGATAATACATATTATCGCATTGAGAGCAAAACTTCATTATATATAATTACTAAATACTTATTATTTATGTTATTTCAAAGTGTTTATCAATTTTATATGGGAGTAATAAAAATGTGAATTTTAAATATAACGAAAAATGCAGTAAAACAATTAAATTGATTAAATAAATACTAAATATAAAATTGATAAAAACCGAGATAAATATATTCTTGTAATATAATACATATAAACATGTCCGGTAATTCCAAAGGAAGTAAGGGTATAGAATCAACAAATACTTCTATTGTTCCAGCAATTAATGATTATAAGGACTTAAACGATTTTTTAGGAAAACATTTATGTTCCAGTAGAGATGATAAAAAACGTAAAGAATCAACTAATACTCGTATTGGTGATAAGAATATGAATATTTATGGAGGAAATTATCATATTCCTGATATTGAGTATTCAGTATTTTTACAATTATATTACAGAGATGTAATAAAGAAGAAAAGGAAAGAATATTTAACAGAGAAGCAACGAGATGGAGATGGACCGTTGGTTGTAGATTTAGATTTTCGTTATGAGTATAATAGTGTAGATGACAAACAACATAGTTTTACGTTGATTGAAGAATTGTTAGACTTATATTTTGATGAGTTAAAGAAAATATATGTATTTGAAGAATCAAAACCAATAAATGCTTATGTTTTTGAAAAGCCAACATTAATACATTCTCAAGAGAAGAAGATTACAAAAGATGGAATTCATATTCTTATTGGTTTACAGTGTGACCATACGGTTCAACAGATTTTACGAAAACAAGTTATCAAGAATATAGATGATATTTTTGAAGAAATGCCTTTGACTAATAAGATAGATGATATATTTGATGAAGGTATTTCCAAAGGAACAACGAATTGGCAATTATATGGTTCTCGTAAACCTGGAAATGAAAAATACGAATTAACAAAAATGTATACATTTACATATGATTCAACGGACGGGGAGTTAATGAGAAAAGAATGTTTAACATCTTCATTTAATATGGAAAAGGATTTATGTAAATTGTCTGTTCGTTACAAAGGCAATGTGAAGCTGTATATGCAAAATAATTTTATTGATGAATATGAAAAGAATAAAAAGAATAAAACGCAACGAATAACAAGAGTTTCAAGTGGTAATAATACAATTTTAAATAATAATATAACAAATAATGTAATAAGATTAATAAAAAATAGAGAAGAATTGGATTTGGCAGTGAATTCGTTTTTGGACAGTTGTGAAAATAGTTCCGATTTTAGTTTAAAATCTACTCATGAATATACGATGGCATTACCGGAATCGTATTATGGTGAAAGTTCTTATGATAAATGGATTCGTGTAGCATTTGCATTAAAAAATACATCAGATAGATTATTATTAACATGGATTAATTTTAGTGCTCAATCAGATGCGTTTAATTTTTCCGATATTCCAGATTTGTGTGATAAGTGGGAGTCATTTAATTCCAGAGGAAATGACGGTTTAACAAAAGCATCTTTGCAACATTGGGCCAAAAAAGAAAATCCGGAGGAATACCAAAAAATAAATTCTAACTCATTAGATTATTATATAAATCAATTAATTAGCACAACAAGTAGTAAGTATAAACCACCAGATAACGATATTACAAAGGTTCTTCATTTTATGTTTAAAAATGAATTTAAATGTGTTTCCATTAAAGATAATAGATGGTATAAATATGAGCACCATCGTTGGAAAAAAGACGATTCGGGTGTTACATTAAAACAACATATTAGTGGTCAATTAAGAAGTATTTTCAATGATAAAGGACTTGATTTTATGAAGAAATTAGCTAACAGTGGTCCAAGACTATTAAATCAAATGGTGCAAGATGAAAACGAAGATGATGAAAAAGAAAGTGAGATTATAAAAATGAAAAATTTACAGTTCAATGCACTTTGCACAAGATTGGGAAATACAAATGAAAAATCTAAAATAATGACAGAAGCAAAAGCAGAATTTTATGATTCTAATTTTGAGAAAAATTTGGATACAAATAAGTTTTTAACTTGTTTCAAAAATGGTGTAGTTGACTTTAAAAAGAAACAATTTAGAGAAGGGGAGCCAGATGATTGTTTGACACTTTGCACTCATATTAATTACATAAATTTGACAGATGAACATAATGAAATAGTTAGTGAAATAAACGATTTTATGAGAAAATTATTTCCAGAGCCAGAAGTGTGTAAATATATGTGGGAGCATCTTGCTTCAACAATGCTTGGAACAACACCTAATCAAACATTGAATCTATATATTGGAGGAGGTCGTAATGGTAAGTCAGTATTAATTTTGTTGATGAAAAAGGTATTGGGAGATTATGCAAATACAAGTGCTCCAATTAGTATTTTGTGTGGAGAAAGAGCGCAGACAGGTGGAACAAGCACAGAGTTATTGGAATTGAAAGGAAAACGTTATGTAGTTACTAATGAGCCAAAGAAGAATGACATTATTAATGAGGGTTTAATGAAGAACATTACTTCAGGAAAAGATGAACTTGGTGGTAGAGGATTATATAAGGATGCTTCAGAGAGTTTTTATCCTCAATGTAAAATTGTGATGGCAACAAATTATTTCATCGGTGTAAAGTCTGACGATGGTGGAACATGGAGAAGATTAAAAGCAGTTCCATTTGATTCTTTATTTACAGAGAATCCAGTAAATGACGACTTAGAAAAACCACATCAATTCAAAGATGACCCAGAAATTGATTCAAAATTTGAATCATGGAAAGAAGTATTTGCGTCAATGTTGGTGAATATTGCTTTCAAAACGGATGGGTATGTAAAAAGTTGTCCGATAGTAGATGCTAAAAGTAAAGAATATAGACAATCTCAGGATAATATTTCTGAGTATATAGAGGAACGCATAGTAATGGGTGAAGGTAGAAGGTTGAGAAAACAAGAAGTAAACCAAGATTTTACAAGTTGGTATTCTAATAATTATTCTGGAAAACCTCCTCCAAGTAAAGAATTATATGCAGCAATTGATAAGAATTTTAAGAGTAAGGGTATTAAATTTACAAGTAATGTTTGGAAGAATATTGGAATACAATATGATCAAGATTTTCATTCGGATGATGACGATGATATGGATATAAATGATGATATTAATGTGCAAGACCTTTAAATAAGGTTAAATTAAAATTAATTAATAAAATAATTTTAATTTTTTAATTTGGCATGCCAAACAAAAGTGCTCTGGTAAAAGTGTAATTTGATAAAACTGATTCTTCAAGATAATAAATAGCAAAAGGATAAATTAATAGTAAAAATGCAAAGACACCTTTTGCATAAACATTTAAAGAATATTGAAAATAAATAACTAAGATTGCACAAACAGCAACTACATAATAAATGATGAATAAATAGTTATTTATTTGACCAATGTTCTCTAATTCAAAGGTTTGTGTGTCAGCTTTTTTATTTTTTAGTTCAGCATCACTTAAACTATATTCGCCCATCTTAATATATAAATAGTTTATAATTTTTCATAATTTTCCATGGGTAAATGAGGAGAAATATTTTCAAAATTTTCATTCAAAACAGGAACACACAACATTTTTTCACTGTCCCATTGTGTTCCATCACCACAGTTATGTGGACCTTTGCATACCTTTGTAGAATCAATAGAACCTAATAAATCACCTTCTTTTTCAGCCTTTTTTCTTTTCTTTTCAATTTCTTCAGGAGTATCTACTTTTGGTTTTTCTAAATCTAATTTGTCATAATTCATTACATCTCTTGAATTAATTTCTTCATTTAATGTAAAACATGTAATAATTGCAAAGGAAATAATAACAATTCTTAATATTGTTAAAATGGATTCAGGAACAATTGGAAAATGTTTTTCAACAAGTTCTAATCCAATTAATGCAGCAACAGTAAAGGTAAGAACAAAAAATATTTTATTATATTGTTTATACCGTTGACTTCCATTTTTCTTTAACAAAGCATCTCTTTTTCCGGTTTCGCTAATAGAATTGTATTTATCTATTTTTTGTTGCAAATTGGCTTCTTCTTTTTCAATAATATCTTTTACTCTATTTTGTTGATCAATTAAATTTGTATTATTGCTTTCTTCTTCACTTATAACATTGTTTAATTGAGTAATTTGTTGTGTAACGCCTGATATATCATTTGTAATAAATTCAACACTCATTTATATAATTATATAATAATTATATATAATTATATTTGAGTTCCTAATACAATTAAAGAGGCAAATGCAATTCCTCCTAAACCTAACAAGAATTTATCTTGAAGAATAATACTTTTGTAATCATTTTCCATTTGTTGAAACTTTTTATTTTTTTCCAAATCAGTATACTTTATATGATGACCAGGATTTGTTGAAATATCTTGAATTTTTTGCTCAATGATTTCTTTGTTCTCATTTATAATTTTATATTGATTGTTTATAATATTTAAATTGTTACTCAAATCATGAACAGTATTATCAACATCAAAAGGTTCAATAGTAGAATATGACAAATATTTCATAAATATATATATAAAACTATTTTTTTACAATTCAAAGAAGAAATAATACAAGAGAACAGAACCAATAGTAGTTACAACAATATTTTTGCATATTTCTGATTCAAGTAAGGTGCTTGGATCTATGGATGGGTTCTCATAAAGTTTAAAATTTTGTTTAGTTTTTTCATTTTTAGCTTGTTTGGATTCCATATCATCGTTTAATAATTTATTTTCTTCTAAATTTGCATAGTTTTCAATATTAGATTTCATATAATATAGATCTTTATTAATGTTTTTAGAATTTTTTTTATATTCAATTAATTTATCTTTACATTCGTTTTTTGTAGGGTCAATACATGTTTCATATTTGTCTAATTTTTCATAATATTCCTTTTTAAATTGTTTATGTTCTCCAACGAGGGGTTTATATTCAGTTTCAGATTTTCTTGCTTCGTCTAATTCATCATAACAATGATTTATTTTGTCACATCCATTCAATTTGTAAAGACGATTTAAAGAGGTTAATGTGGTATTAATATTATTTTGTATAATTCTCTTGTTATGATTATTTATTTTACTTTTGCTAACTTTTTTCAATTGTTCTGTTTTTTTTAATATATCTTTGTAATTGTTTTCGCAATTTTTCTTTTTATTTTCACATTCAGTAAATGAAAGTTTTGTTTGGTTCCTCTTATCTTTTGATACATTGAGTATTTTTTCTTTCTCTTTGAGAACATTGTAGTGTTCATCTAAATTTGTTTTCAAATCTTGGCATTTTATTTCGTTTTCTTTTTGGCATTCTATAAATTCAACATTTTCATTTACATTTTTATTTAAATTATCAAAAATGCTTGATTTTATACTTTGCACATTATATGCTTCATAATCATTGCTCATTATTATATTTGTATAATAATGAGATATATTTACCAATCTTTTGAAAAATAAACATTTTTATATAAATGATTAAAAAAATATTTCAAAGTATGATAAACATTGTATTGTATGGGGTAAATAATAATTGGATATAAAAATAAGAATAAAAGAAAACTACTTTTGAGAACCACTTGAGGACTATTGAAAATATTTTTAAATATAAGGTATAAAAGTATTGCAAATAAAGAATAGTAAATAATAAGCATGATAAAATTAATATAATAAAGTTCGTTTGTATTTTCTTTTATATTTCTAATTTTACTTGCATCAATTGAATATTCTTGTTTTAATATTTCTGCACGTTCATTTTCAACGGTTTGATTATTTATTGTAGACATGTATATATATACTCAACGATTTTTAAGTATCATGAAAGAAATAAATACAACTCCAATACTTAGATTGATTGTTGCTAAAAAAGCTTGATTGTAATATTTTTGTGAATCTAAATAATTTTGTTCTAAAGTTTTATGATTGTTTTCAATATCGTCTATATTGTTCATTTTAAGTTGATTTCTTCGCTATAACAGATAGTGATATTAAAATACCCACAATCAAATTGATAGTTGTTAAATAATCTTTTCCATATAATTGTTTTGTATCTTTGTATCTTTGGCTTGCTGCAGTATTTGAGTAATAATCATTACCACCATCGGGAGGTGGTAGAGGTCCGTTAAGGGCATATCCAGGATTTGTTCCGGGTAAATAACCACTGTTTAAACTATTTGTTCTGTTTCTATCATCGTTATTATATAAGTTCATTGTGGATCTATTTGATTTATTAGTGCTATCAGATGCTCCCGTATCTATTTTGGCTGTTTTTAAATTATCCAAATTTCTATCAAATCTGCTTCTTGAACGATCACCTCTTCCTCTACAAAAATTGGGTAACATAAATAATATTATATAATTACTGAATATTATTTATAAAAATTTAAAATTATTTTAAAGAGTTCATTTATTTTCTAATTCTTCTATTTCTTTATTTATTTCTTGAATTCCTTTAATTAAATAAGAAATTAATTTTGATGAATTTATAGTTTTATGTTTATCATCATCTTCATTTTCAGATACAAATTGGGGGTATACTTTTTCTAATTCTTGAGCTATAAACCCAACTTGTTTTTTATCATTGTCTTGATTTTTCCATTCAAAATGAACGGGGTTTAATTTATTTAAGTCTTCATTTACATCATCTAATGTTTTGATATTTTCTTTGAGTTTAATATCTGAAGTGCTTGTAAAAGAATTATTGCCGTCACTCATATATACACCTACATTGCTTTGGTCTACAATATTAAATACATTAGATTTACTTTTTCCTACAATAAAAGATTTTTGTGAATCTTTTTGAGAATAAACTGTATGAGAACCATAATTACTATATAATTCATCAACAATGACTAAACTTCCTGCAACAGACAAACTATTATCATAGATAAAGTCAGCTCCTACATCACCATTTGATGATAAATCATTATGGATAGTAGCAGAAGGAACATTGAAAGAATTATCTAATGTTAACACTCTAACGGCTATTGAAAGGGACAAATCTGTTTTATCATATACGGATTGGTCAGAGTAACTCACATCTGAATTTGCAAGTGCACGTCCTTGAATATTATTAACAGTAACATCATTTGCAACTAATTTATTAAAGCTGGCATCTCCAGATATGTGTAAAGGACCAGTAATGGCAGTGCTTCCAGATACATCAAGAACGCTGTCTTCAAATGTTAAAGGTTCAGTTGTTCCAATCATTGTTGAACGAAGAGTTTGTCCATATGTATAGGTATAGACGGGGGTATGTTCAATTTCAAAAGTCCTTGTTCTACCATTATATTGTTTAAAAGTAGATAATCCGTTTACATCTTGGTTATCATATTGGGGTTCACCAATTGTTAAACTGGAACCGACATCATTTAAAGCAATAGATGTTCCAATTTGATCAAAATAATATTCACCTTCAATATCATCACCAAGTTTATTCCATGAAGAATCAGTTTCACTGTATTGATATAATCTGACGGCACCTTTTTGGAAAAAGTTTTGACTTGATAAAGGTGCACCTACAGCTATTATATTTCCAGAAGCATTCATAGTAAGAGAAGAACCAAAACGTTCAGCATCGGTTTCACAATTAATATCATTTCCTAATTGATTCCATGAATTGTCAATATTTTTATATATTTTAACTTGTCCATAGTCTCTTGTCTTAAAGAATCCATCAAAATATAATTCCTGCACACGGATTATTGAATTTGTAAAAATCCAGATAACTTGGTCAATATCCCAAGAACTGTCTAAAGCTCTTGTTTGAAAGTTAGGATTGTGAACATTATTACTTCCACCGCCGTTTCCAGAACCTAAATATCTATATTTACTATTGTCATTTGCGTCTCTTCCAATTATATAACCAACTGCTATATTGTAGTTGTTTATAACATTGAATGAAGTTAGGTTAAGAACATAATTAGCATTCGTTGAAAAAATAATAGCTCCACCAGAGTAAGTGGATGTGCTACCGTTTGCAGCTGTAGTTGTATAAGTTACTCCTGCTCCTGATTTACGAACGTCTCCAAAACTATCGTTATGCATAATGTCAAGACCAGACAGGTTTGTTAAAAAGTGTCTGGGTCCACCTTGTCCATAAAAATGGTGTTGGCTTGAACCAGCAAGCCCACCTTGTAAATCAACTGAATAATACCCTTTTAAAGCATCGTTTCCATTAACAGTTGAGAAACCACTAATTATCGCACCACCAGTATTATGAGCCCATATTCCAAAAGGCCCAGCGTCTGTGGTTACACCTTGCGGCCATTTTTGCACATGACTTCCGGAATTTGGTAGTGCCGAACTTACACCGCTATGAAGATGTTGTGGAATGCCAACACCAATTATGTCACCCGAACCATCTATAGTAACAGCATGACCATACATAGAATCGGTTTCTGCGCCAACCAAATTACCTCCAACTTGATTCCATGAAGAATCGTATTGAAATACCTTAACAGAACCAACATTGTTTTCTTTTGGATATCCGACAACAATAGTATTACCTTCGTGGTTGATATCAATACTTCCTCCAGAAAGGTCACCTGTAGAACTGCTTTCAATATTATTACCAATTTGATTCCAAGAAGAATCAGAATATTCATAACATTGCACTATTTCCTCATTGTGTTCTACTACGAATGTTTGATCAACATATATCGGTGAACCGTGAAGTTGTGAGACGTCCCTTTCATTATAAAGTGTTGTTACTTCCGAAGCAGTTAACTCCTTATTGTAAGTGCGAATATATCTATGTGCACCAACAAACTTGTTTGTGTTGGTTTTACTTCTACCTAACCAACCTTCAGTTTGTTGGTTTTGTAAATTGCTGAAGGGCAAAGATGAGTTACTTACTGAATTAGAGCCATATAAACTTCCGTTAACATACACTTTTGTTACAAAATTTGAGTAATCGTGATCAAATGTTACTACCAAATGATACCAATTACCAGTAGAAAAAGGCGAGTTACTTGTAACGTCATAACTTGCTGTATATCCCACTGTGTCGGTATATGAAAAACTAAAACCGTTGTTAGATATATTAAACTTTACAATATCATCCAGATGAAAAATTGCAGCGGTGCTATCTGAACCAGTATCCCATTTAAAATATATCTCAAATGATTCTTCAAAAAGACGAATACCTATATTTTTTAATGTTACATCTTGACTATATGTTTGATTTGCACCATCTGTCGCATCTAAAACAATTCCATTATTTAGCGTTGCTTGGTAGTTCATGAAGTATCGTCCTTCTTCATCAATACTTCCCGTTACTCCATCTCTTCTAAATTCATAGTTTATCTCAGCACCTAATGCCCAGTATGGTGCACTATATGTATTTCCAGTTGGAACAGGAGCTGTAAATGTGTTGGTAACATGATATTTGTTTGAAGTAACCAATTTGTTTCCTTCTTTATTTAATTTTACGTTTATAGATGGAGTTATAGAATGTGAATTGAAAGATAAATCACTTTGACTTAATACATGAATAGTATTACCGTGTTGATTCCAGGTTGTTCCGTCATATTTATATAAGTAAAGTGCGTTGTTAGATACATCTTTTGTTCCAACGGCTAAAATAGTTCCATCTCCATTAAGATCTACAGAATGACCGAATTGTGCTTGGTCAATGGTTCCATCAATATCTGAACCCAATTGAGACCAGCTATTGCCACTTTTTTCATAAACTTTAACTTTACCTCTATCGGTTCCCCCAGATGGATTAGTGGGTTCTCCAACAGCCATTATATCTCCATTTCCATTTGTTGCTACAGCGTGACCAGATTGATAATTTGCGGAAGCACCTGTAATATCCGAACCTATTTGTGTTTTTGTAGGATTTGAAGGAAAAACAACAGAGGTTAAAGTTTGAGAAAGAATTTGACTAATTCTTCCTTCGGTCAAGCCAAAGATATGAGCAATTTCAACCAATCTGAGCTCTTCAAAATAATAGAGCATAAGAATTTTTTTGGGTTGGTCAGGGAGGTTTTTAATTTTATCGCGAAGGAGAAGTATTTTTTCTTTCTCCTCAAGTCGCTCGGCAGAAGTGCTTTGAGTGGGATCGTCCAGCGTTTCTGAGAGTGGAAGGTTTTCATCACCAGATCCGTCTTGAGTACTACCGTCAATTGGTACAAAAGAGATCGGTTGAGTTTCATTAAGAAGTTTTGCG